GAGTTTTCTACCTCCCCTTTCTTTTCTTAAGGGGGTTAAGAAAGTTATTATTCCCCTGGGGGGTCAACTGCTTATGCGTCTTAAGGTTCACTGATCGAAGGCTGCGACGTTAAGAAAGCAGTTCCGCCGGATGGAGGTTCTTGTGCTCCTTGGGCAGGGGATGGGTGGTCAGATTGACTTTTGCTTGCAATCTCCCTATCCTCGCGCGAGGCCACAGATCCATCCTTCCATGGACAGAAGAACCGACATGAACGACATCCCGCTCACGCGTCAACAGATCACAGGCATAGGACGCCCGAGTGAGCTGGTTTGGGAACGCTTCCTTGTCATCTGTGAGACCCTCGCTAAGACGGGGGCGAAGTACCACAGCTGCACAGTCAACGGCTTCAGCTACTGGACAGTGACAGACCTCATCCGCGAGCGTGAGAAGGCGGGGGACCCTCGCTGGAAGCAGGCTTGGGACCTTGCGCAGGAACATTATCGGGACAGTCTGGAAGCGGAAGCCCGCAGAAGAGCTCTTGAGGGTGTAGACCGACCAGTGTTCTACAAAGGGCGGAAGGTCGCCACGGTTAAGGAATACAGTGACAGGCTTCTGGAGATGCTGCTGCGGGGCGAGCGCCCCGAGAAGTTTAGGGATAACGTCAAGCTAGACGCCAACGTGACCGGGGGCGTTCTTGTAGTTCCTGCTAAGATGAGCGTTGAGGAATACCTCAACCAGAAGGCGGAGAACCCTGATGGCTAACACAACCAAGCTGGTTCTTCCGCTTGTGGCCTTCAATCAGGCTCAGAAGCACGTTACCGTTAATGAGGCACTCACCCGTCTAGACGCCCTTGTACAGTTGTCCGTCATCAACCGGACCCTCACCGCTCCTCCGGGTTCCCCGCAAGAAGGGGACCGACACATCATCGCCTCGGGTGCGACTGGTGCCTGGTTGAACAAGGACCTCAATGTGGCGGCATGGCAGAACGGGGCTTGGACCTTTCTGGTTCCCCGGACGGGCTGGACTGTTTGGGTAGAGGCGGACAACGCTCTGTACACCTGGACCGGGAGCACCTGGGAGCCTACTCTAAACTTCACTGACATCAGTGACAGTGAGTTCAGTCTCGCGGACAATCTGGATCCGACCAAAAAAGCAGCGTTTCAGCTATCGTCTATCTCTTCCGGGACCACGCGGACTTACACGCTTCCTAATATCAGCGCAACCCTCGCTCATCTTGGGAACGCGGCTCAGACTTTCACTGGATCCACAACCTTTTCCAACAGCTTTACCGCTTCGGGCACCAACACGCTGTCCGGGACTACGACCATGTCTGCCGCCTCTGGCGTCTGGGGCTCTGCGACGGGAACCGCTACTTATGGGCTTGGTGCGGGAGCTACCACTAATGGTACGACTAAAACCATCAACATTGGTACTCTCGGGGTAAGTGGATCAACCACAGTCATCAATGTAGGCTCTGCCGTCTCGGGAGCCTTAGGCTCCCTCATCATCAATACCCCTACCGTGACTTTCGCCAACACGGTGACGTCTGTTGGTATGCCGCAGGCCAATCTGACGGCAAATTGGCTTGGTCTCGGAGGCGCGACTGCTGACAACGTTAACCGACTTTCAATCAACACGCCTTCCGTCCTGTTGAATAACGCAGGCGCGAGCATCGACATGACGTTCAACAAGAACGGAGTGAGTAATGATGCGACCTTGAGCTTTAAGACTGGGTTCAGCACTCGGGGTATTGTAGGCCTTCAGGGGGATGATGATCTGACCTTGAAGGTTAGCCCTGATGGATCCAACTTCAATACTTCCATCATACTGAAGGCCGGAACCGGACGGGCGGAGATAGTTAAGCCTTTAGAGCTGGTGACTCAATCCAGTCTCCCGTCTGCTCCGGGCTCTGGAAAGGTCGCCCTGTACTCGCATGATCGGGTAGGGCGACCATGGCTGGACGTGAGACATCCTTCGGGAAGAGGCTTCCCGCTTCAGCATCATTTTGTTGCGAAGCGCATCGGTATGTGGTTGCCGGTTAATTCTACAACGATCAGTGCCACAGGATTGTCGATAGTCTCGACTGGAACCGTCTCACATCCAACCCCAACTAATACAAACCTTGCTAGCTCAATTTACCGCTGGCGTCTGACTTCTGCGGCTGTTACGGATTCATCTGCTGATCAGTGTTCTGCGGTGTTTGTCTGCTGGCGCGGCAACGCGGCGGGTTTGGGGGGCTGGACTTTCATCACACGGTTCTTCCTCACGACTTTGCAACCGACTGGGATGGGCTTCTTTGGCCTCTATAGTGCGACCGGCCCGCTGGCCACTAACCTGACATTGAACGCTGCGGTTAACTGTATCGGTTTGGGCTTCCAGAGCGGCACTCATAACAACTGGCAACTGGTTCACAATGACGGGAATGGAGCCCCGACCCTGACTGATCTTGGTGCAGTTTTCCCCGTCACGACTGATAGAGTTCTAACCTTACTCATCAGCGCGGAGCCAAACGGTAGTTCGGTTTGGGTGCGTGTTGTGGATGAAGTCTCCGGCGACATCTTCGAGCAACAGATCACTACCGATTTGCCTGCTGTTACACAGTTTCTTGGTCCGCGTCTATACATGAACAATGGTACTACCGCCGCTGCAGTCGCGTTTGATTGCTCTGGCCTCTATATTGAGACAGACTACTGATGGAACAAATCCCCTGGACAGAGCTTCTGAAGGCCGGAGGAATCAACGCGGTGTTGTCCTTCGTGGTCTGGAAGCTCTGGACCCGTAATGAAGAGCTTCAGAAGGAGCTTAGGGACACGCACAAGGAACAGGCCGCGTTCTGGCGCGAGGTGGCGAGGCAAGTGAAAGTGGAGGACAAGAGTTGATGGAGGTGATCAAGAGGCTGCTTCGGGGCACTTCCTGCCCCGACCTGGAAAAAGCTCGGGTGGAGGATAGGGACGCCCTTAACGCTCTTCAAAGGAAGCTCCAGGAGGCAAAGGATAAGGGGCTGACTGTGAGCCTGTCGAAGGAAGCTCTTGAAAGGATCACAAAAATTGAACCGTCTCGATGAAATCCTGACAGTGGCCACTACCGTTCCGGCAGTGGTTCTTTCGGCGCTGGTGCTTCGTTACTGGATCCCGGAAGCCTTCAGGGCAATCCGCCGTGGACGGGATGCAGCGGACTTTCTGGTGATTGGGGTTGCAGTTTCGTTCTTCGGAATGGCGCTGGCGACCCTTTACTGGGCTGCGTACTGGACGGCTCGCGTTCTTAACTCACCCTATCAGACGTGGTTTCTCGACAACGGGGACATCTTCAATGTAGTGGTTCGCCAGGGAGGGATCATTGCTGCTGCGTGGTGTCATTTGAAGGCATATCGTATGTTCAGTTTGCGCGAGGACGCGGTGGACGTGACTTGGCATCTGAAGTGGACAATGGCCGTTACCGCCCTCATCGTTCTTTTATTCCTTTTGTTTTGAGGTCTAGGAATGCCTGAGCTAGAGATCAAGCTGATGGAGAAGCCGGACCGCTCGCGGTTCCTTCGGGTACGGCTGGGGAGTGAGATGAGACGTGGTGTGATCGCGCAAACGGATGTACCCTATCAGGGGACCGAGGCGCGGACGACTCAAGCAGTTCTCGCGGCAGGCGGAGCACTCGCGGAGTATCTGGAGCAGACCCACGGGGACAACTTCGACAGCGGAGACATCGCCCGTAAAGCAACGGAGTTGTTCAAGGAGCTCATCATGGAGGTTAACCAGAGGTCGCACTGATGAATGTTCAGGTCCCCATCGTCTGGGCTCCCCAGCCAGGTTCTCAAACTGAGTTCCTTAGCTGCCCTTTGTTTGAGGTGCTATACGAAGGAACGCGGGGACCGGGCAAGACGGATGCCCTCATCATGGACTTCGCGGGGGATACTGGGCGAGGGTGGGGTGAGGCTTGGCGCGGCATCCTGTTTCGCAGAAGCTATCCCGAGCTGACGGACGTTATCGCTAAATCCAAGAAATGGTTCAGCCAGTTCCGTAACGCCCCGACCTTCAATGAAGCGAAGTCCACGTGGACCTGGCCCACGGGCGAACAGCTGTTGCTCCGCCATATGTCGCGTCCAGACGATTATTGGGCTCACCACGGCCATGAATACCCCTGGATTGGATGGGAGGAGCTTACCACCTGGGCAGATGATGAAAGTTTCCTGAGAATGATGTCTTGCTGTCGTTCCTCGCACCCTGAAGTTGCGAAGTTCGCCCGTGTCCGCTCTACCACCAACCCCTATGGTATCGGTCACAATTGGGTCAAAGCCCGATACCGATTGCCGGCTATGCGCGGACGCCCTATCCTGGACAGTATCGGGCCAGATGGAAGGCCAGAGCCTCCTCGCATGGCTATCCACGGGAACATTCATGAGAACCGGGTTCTGTTGGAGGCTGATCCCGAGTATCTCAACCGTCTTCGAGCTGCTGCACGAAATGATGCGGAGCTGAAGGCTTGGCTAGAAGGTTCCTGGGACATCGTGGCCGGGGGGATGTTCGATGACGTCTGGAAGCCCCGTTTCAACGTAGTGCCGGACTTTCCTGCTTCGGCCATTCCTCGGGGGTGGCGGGTGGATCGGAGTTTTGACTGGGGTTCCTCAAAGCCTTTTTCGGTTGGCTGGTGGGCTGAGAGTAACGGGGAGCCCATCAAGATCGGGGACAGGCTCATCGGTGAAGTCCGGGGGGACCTAGTACGCTTTGCCGAGTGGTACGGTTGGACGGGACGGCGCAATGAGGGCGTCAAGATGCTTGCCCGAGACATCGCCCTAGGCATTCTGGATCGGGAGGAGGACATGGGGCTCAAGGGGCGGGTTGTCCCTGGTCCTGCTGACTCGGCCATCTGGGGAGAGGAGAATGGTATGTCTATTGAACGGGATATGCGGATGGCCGGTGTGTATTGGGAGAAGGCCGACAAGAGCCCAGGCAGTCGGGTTCAAGGCTGGCAAATCCTTCGGGAACGTCTTTCCAATGCTGCTCCCATTAGGATAGGGGAGCCTAGGGAACAACCCGGACTTTTCGTCACCCGCCGTTGTGTCCAGTTTCAGGAGACAGTCCCCGTCCTCCCTCGCTCACAACGCAATCCTGATGACATCGACACCGAGGCGGAGGATCATATTGCCGATGAAGTTCGGTACCGCCTGACGCGAAAGGACCTCACCATCAAAAGGAAGGTTCTTTGACACAGCATCACCGGCTAACTTAGCTCGAAGGAGACCACAATGGCTGAAAATACAGGACCTGACAACAGGTCTACAGCTTATCAAAAGATGGCTCCTCGCTGGGAGATCATCAATAACCTTCTGGGCGGTACGGAAACCATGCGCCTTGCGGGCGAAGCTCTATTGCCCAGACATCAGGAGGAAAGTGACCGGAGTTGGCGCCGCCGTCTGGAGACGGCTACCCTCCTCAATATGACCGAGATCACGCTGGATATGCTATCGGGCAAACCCTTTGCAGACCCGGTAAGACTGACGGATGATCCTCCCGAGGAACAGCTTCAGTGGGCGGAAGACATTGACCTTCAGGGCAATAACCTGGACGTGTTTGCCCGCCGCTGGTTCCGGGACGGAATGGCTAAGGGTTTGTCTCACGTCCTAGTGGATATGCCGCGCATCTTTCCCAGTGCAGAACCTCGGACCCTTGCTGATGATAAGGCGGAAGGTTTGCGCCCTTACTTCGTTCACATTCCGGCTGAAAGCGTCATTTTCATGTCGGGAACCATGATCGGGGGCCGGGAGGTTCTTGATCATGTGCGCATTGCTGAGTCGGAGTTGGTCCGCGATGGCTGGGGCGAGAGACTGGTTCAGCGCATTCGCGTTCTGGAGCCCGGGAAAGGGCAGCTTTGGGAGGAACGAAAAGTCAAGAACCGTAAGGCTACCTGGGTGATGATTGATGAGTGGGAGACGGGGTTGGATTACATCCCGTTGGTTACCTTTTACACCAACCGGGAAAGCCTTGGGTTGGCTAAGCCTCCGCTTCTTGACCTCGCATACATGAATGTGCGTCACTGGCAGCTCGAAGCGGACCTGAACAACATCATCAGTGTCGCCTGCTTTCCGATGTTGGCCATGTCGGGCGTGGACACCAGTGATGTGGGCGGAGACGGCGGACTGATGCGCCTCGGTCCCAATCAGATACTTGCCACCCGGAGCGATCAGGGCAAATTCTACTACGTGGAACACAGCGGGGCGGCGATCAAGACCGGAATGGATCAGCTCCGACATCTTGAGGAGATGATGAGTGCCTACGGGGCACAGTTCCTTCGCTCGAAGCCTGGGGACCTCAAGGCTACTGTCCGGGCTTTGGATACAGCGGAAGCGTTAAGTCAGCTTCAGGCTATCGCCTTGTCCTTCAAGGATGCCCTTGAATTGTGTTTTCAGATTGCAGCCGATTGGGTAGGAGCCGAAAAAGCTGCTTCCGTGTTTGTCAAGGTAGACTTTGGTCTGGATGACCCGGATGAGGTGGGCTGGAACGCGATTGAGGCTGCTAGGAACCGCCGGGATATCAGCCGCGCTACCTATCTTGCGGAGATGAAACGGCGCGGCTGGTTGTCTGACGATTATGACCCCGAAGCGGACAAGTTGCTTATCGAGTTGGAAGCTCAAGACCTGATTCAGGGAGGAGAACGCTTAGGGGTAAGCGAGGAGGGGGATGATGGCAACGGCCAATCAGGAGCTGTTTGACCTAACCCTTCAGCGTCAGATTGCTGTCAGGCGGATGACCCAGGACGTTCTCAATGACGTCCTGGACTATCTCACGACAGTGGATCAGGACCTGGTTAAGAAGCTCAAGGGCGACCTTACGACTTTCCAGAAGTCAAGACTTCATTCACTGTTGAAGGAAGTGAAAGACCTCCGCAAGGCAGTATGGCTGGAGCTTCTACAGGACACGCGACTTAACCTTGAACAACTGGCCGCCCTAGAAGCAGCATGGGAGGAGCAGGCTATCAAGCGGGTGATCCCTATTGAGCGCAGCTTCGCTTCCGTGAACATAGAGCAGGTGGTTGCTTCCGCAATGGCCAAACCCTTTCAGGGCGCAACCATGTCGCAGTGGTTTAGCGACCTTGCCACCAAAGATATCACAGCAATCACTCGGGCGATCAGTCTAGGGGTTACGGAAGGACAGACCATTGATGAGATGATTCGGGTCATTCGGGGAACGAAGGCTAGTGGGTTCACTGACGGCATCCTTTCCACGTCTCGGCGGCACGCAGAAACCATCGTGAGGACGGCCACAAACCATGTGAGCAATGCGGCTCGCAACGAAGTCTGGATGGCAAATAGCGACATCATCCGTGGCCTTCGCTGGACCGCGACCCTTGATGGTCGCACTTCCCTGATTTGTGCAAGTCGTGACGGGATGGTTGCCCCTCTGGGCGACAAACCTCTTGCTCCAGGGGAACGGGAGCTGACTCCTCCTGATGCGAGGCCTCCTGCCCACCCCAATTGTCGTTCCCTCATGGTGGCCGTTCTAGACGGTTTGGGGATTATCGGGGAAAGACCAACGGTCATCGACACACGGACTCCTGAGAAGCGGGAAATTGACTTCAGACGGATGGCCAAGGAACAGGGAAAGTCTATCCAGCAGGTCCGCAAGGAGTGGGCTACCGCTAATGTAGGGAGAACCCCAGCAGCAACGAATTATGAGGAGTGGCTCAGGACTCAGACCCATGATTTTCAGAACCGCGTGTTGGGGCGCTCGCGGGCGGAGCTTTTCCGTAAAGGCCATTCCATTGGGGACTTCGTGACCTCAACGGGAACGCCCAAGAAGGCTGCAGATGTGGCGAAGGCAGCGGCAGCCCCGAATGTGAGGCAATACATTCGACGCGAGCTTCTGAAGGGGCGGGACTGGAAAAGCGTTCTTGATAGCGCACAGAAAGCCTACCCTGCAGCGGGCGTTACCGCTCAGCAGGTTGGTATCATCCGAAAGAACCTTCAGACTTCGGGGATGCTCAGCGGCGCAGAAGTTCCGCAAGGCACGGCTCAAGCGGTGAAGACGCTGGATGAGTTTCAGAACGGACTTCCTCCGCACATCAGCGCGGCGGCTCCTCCCGGCTGGGCAGACATTGTGTCTGATCTTCAGGGAGCCCCCCCTGGGCTTTATCTCCTCCATCTTCCCGGTGAGGGGGTCAAGTTGTCTGGTCCCACCTTGGGCAAGATGTCCAAGGAGCGGTCTACTGCTGTGTACGCTAAAGCCCTGGGACACGTACTTAGGGAGCAAGCTGTTGGACCTCTTGACTCCGATTTGGTCACAGCAATCTACAAAAAGGCGCAGTCTATTGAGTTGGGCCCGCTCGGTCTCAATGGGGAAGTGTTGATTGATGAGTTGTTCGGTCTAGCCATCCATCCGGGGGCGCTCACTTCCTGGGGCACACAGGCGGGACCGTTCCTGATCCATTTTGCGGATGAGATCAAGGCCATTCAGGTTCTTCTTCAGAAGTCCCTTGCGCCTAAAAAGCCTGTCCCCCCTGCGGCAGCAGCCTCCTTTCCCGTTACAGGTCACAAGACCCCAGACACCTACGCGAAAGCTATGTTGGCTGCCGGTAAGTCTCCTGATGAAGTGTTGGCGGCCACTCAATGGTACTTCCCGAACAGCGGGGTGACCGAAAAGACCATCAGTGCTTACAAGGCTCAGCTCGCAGCGGCTAAGAAGAAAGCTGAGATGCCTTCCAAGAAGGAGGTGGATGAGGCGCTGAAGCTGGCGGAGGACCCTAACACTGCTTATGCAGTCAAGAACAAGATGGCAGCTCTTTCAAAGGGTCTAAACATTGTTGATGACGGCACAAGCATCACTAAGGCGGCTAAGACCCTTCACAAGGCGATGGGATCATGGGCGAAGGTTGAGGCTAAGCTCGCGTCTAAGGTTAAGGTTCAGCCGGTACCTGCTCCGGGAGCCGTTCCGTTAACAGCGGCGGAGATCAAGGCAGCAGAACAGGCCTATAACGCATTGGGCCCAACATCAAAAACTGCAGTACAGAACGCGGTGGCCCACATTAAGGCTACCGGCTCGATGAAGGACGTGGAGAACGTCCTAGCTGCGACTTTCGGCAATTTTGACCCAGTCAAGGGTAAGCCTCTTCTGGAGCTCATTCAGAAGCTCGCGGGACTGGCTAATCCTCCCTGGACGCAGGCTGCTCAAAAGGCTGCGAAGGATGCTTTGCTTAAGGTATATGGTGGAGCTTCGAGCAAAGCAGACTTTACACCTTCACGTCCAGCCAAAACTCCAGCAGAAGGGATGCCCCCACCCCCTCGGTTTACGGAGGAACAGAAGCGAGCTGCTGTGTTGAAAGAGTTCGGATCAATCACCCCGTCTCCGCTCAAGGAGCTTACCGATCTGGAGTTCACTGTCATACAGCAGTACACCGGAGATTGGTATGAAAAAGTAAACCCGCGTCTCGCGCATCCAACAAAGTATCGAAATGATTTTCAGCTTCAAGCTCTTGTGGAGCTGGCACAGGAAGGTTTGCGAAAGCTCCCCCCGGTTGACGGGACTATGACACTTTATCGTAACATTTATGTAGACTATATCGACTTGGGCGAGTTTCTGAACCGATACAGAGTCGGAGCGGTGCTTGAGGAGAAGCGTTTCACGTCTACATCCACTGATGGAGTCTTCGGAAAAGGAAGAAATGTCCAGTTGAAGTTCGTTCAACACCGTAGTGGTCGAGACGTTGACAGTTTTAGTCTAAATAAGGGAGAACGCGAGGTGCTGTTTCCTCCTGGAACCAACATCCGCGTAAAGTCTGTGTCCCGTCAAGGCTTCCAAATCATTGTAGAGGTGGAAGAAGTATGAGCATGGAAGATAAGATGCAACAGTTCATCCCGGGCATCGTTGATCTTGACGATGATGGGCCTGAGCTGTTCTACTACGTGAGCCCGGAAGGCGAAGTGACCACACTGGTTCGCTTCCCGGACGGTTCACAAGCCTGGGGGGAAGACAAAGCTGGCACCCTGGCTTCTCTCCTCGGGCAGAAGCCCTCCGCTGGTTGGTATACTTCCAGCGGTGATCCGGTCAGTCCCCCGCTCGGGGCTTGACCGTTAACCCTCCACCCAGGGCGACCCGGGGGTGAGCGATTCACAGGAGTGACCCAATGACCGTTCTCAAGCATGAAATGGAAAGCCTCGAAACTATCCCGGAGAACCTCCGGCCCATCTACGCTGAGGCTGGGGGTAAGTACGCCATTCCCGAGAACCTTCGTGGAGTGGCAGACGCCATCACTGGACTGTTCCAGGTCAATAGCAAGATCAGGGATGAAAACAAGACCCTACTGCGCAAATCCCAAGTGGATCTGTCGGGTCTGGAGGAGTTCGGCGAAGACCTTCCCACAATCAAGGAAAGGATCAAGGCGCGTCTGGCCGAGCTTGAGGAAGCGGCCACCAAGGGGGCCGAAAGCAAGCTGAACGTGGAAAAGGTCCGCCAGGAAATGAAGGCGGCCATGGACAAGGCTATTGCCGAGGAGCGCAAGGTTCAGGAAGCCCTCCGGGGAACGGTTCACAGGTACCTGGTGACCTCAGGCGCGAGCGAAGCCCTCGCGGCGGAAGGAGCAATTGTAGAGCTGGCGATGCCCTTTGTGGAGCGTCAAGTTAAGGTTATCGAGCAGGATGGTGAGTTCAAGGCCGTAGTTGTGGACAAGGACGGGGACCCTCGAATCAGCGGCGGAACCGGCCAGCCCATGACCATCCGTGAGCTGGTGCGCGAGATGAAGAGCATGGAGATGTACAAACCCCTGTTCAAGAGCGAGGCAAAAAGTGGCGGTGGAGCTCTGCCGGGTAAGACCGGGGCGAAGCCTCCTGTGAACCCTAACAAGGAGCTTACCCCGATTGAGCGCATCAAGGCGGGACTGGCTGCCAGGAAAGCTGGTTGACAAAAAGTTCGGCGGCGGGCAAATTAGTTGTTGTCCGCCTCTTGACTTATCCCCGGTTAGGGTCTATCTAGGACTTATCCCCGGATGGGCCGGGGCTCACAATGGAGGTCCTCATGACCCTTCGCTTTCCCGCTCCCCACACTAAAGCTGCCCGTCACATCACTCCCCACTTGTTGGAGTGCTTGAAGCACCCACAGAACATTCCCACCCGCAAGGAGGCGGAAGCTCAGGCCGCTAACTTCCTCCGCACCACGACTTCTGGGGCTACTGGAGTTTTCTCGCTTGTTCTCCTGGCCGATGACACTTTGGCCCTTTGCTTTTTCGGTATCCGGGGAGGCTTCAGGAAAGTCTGGGAGTTCGGAAGTCTCACCTCTGTCTGACCGACCATCCAGGTCCAGGAATCAACTAAGGGCTCCGCCTCATGGCTGAGCCCTTTTTGCTACATCTTGACGAAAGCTCACGTTGTCGAGTATAAGCGAATCAGGCCAACCTCCAGGGCGATCCAGGAGGTACCAGCGCGCGATGCGCTTGTTGGTTCCTTCCACATCAATCCGTCTCTGGAGGATAAGATATGCCGTCTGTTACCCTCGCTGAGTCCGCTAAGCTCGCTCAGGATGAGCTGGTGGCTGGCGTCATCGAGAATGTCATCACCGTCAATCCGTTCTTCGACATTCTGCCGTTTGACGGTATCGAAGGCAACGCCCTCGCTTACAACCGCGAGAACGTCCTGGGCGACACGCAGGTGCTTGGCGTTGGCGGTACCATCACTGCCAAGGCTCCCGCGACCTTCACTCAGGTAACCAGCACGCTGACCACGATCATCGGCGATGCCGAGGTCAACGGTCTGATCAAGGCTACTCGCTCTGGCGATGGTAATGATCAGGAGGCCATCCAGATCGCATCCAAGGCGAAGTCTGTGGGGCGGCGCTACCAGGACATGTTGGTGAACGGGACAGGCAACTCTGACCAGTTCGCGGGTCTTCTCCTGTTGTGCGCGGCAAGCCAAAAGGCCAATACCGGGCCCAACGGAAAGGCTTTGGACTTCCTGGTGCTGGATGAGCTCATTGACCTTGTCACGGACAAGGACGGGGAAGTTGACTATTTCATGATGCACTCTCGCACCATCCGGTCCTACATGGCGCTGTTGCGCGGTCTGGGCGGGGCGAGCGTCAACGAAGTGGTTCAGTTGCCTTCGGGGCGCGAAGTCCCTGCCTACAGGGGTGTGCCGATCTTCCGCAACGACTGGAACCCCATCAACCAGGTGAAGGGAACCGGCTCCAACCAGACCACCATCTTCGCGGGGACGCTGGACGATGGCACGCGCATGCACGGCATTGCGGGACTGACCGCTCTTCAGGCTGCCGGTATCCAGGTGGTGCCCGTTGGTGAAAGCGAAAATCGGGACGAAACCATCACCCGGATCAAGTGGTATTGCGGGCTTGCGCTGTTCAGCGAGAAGGGACTGGCTGCGGCGGACGGTATCACCAACTGAGGCGGAGCGCCTCAGCCTGAAGGCTAAGGAGCGCCCGCCCTTAACCAAGGGGCGGGCGTTCTTGCTAAGGAGATCACTATGTCGCAGACTACGACAATGGTGCTGGTCGGAACCCACGCGGGAAAGGACATTGTCTTTGACGCGGGTATGACCAAGTACAAATTCACGGGCGGTAAGATGGAGCTGACTGGCACCCCAACACAACTCGCGGGGGTCATCGCTTACCTGGGCCGCTGCTATCAGGCTTTTCCCGAGGGTTCTGCTGAGCTTCGGGCTGCACAGGAGGGGCTCAGAAATGGCGGTGGTAAGACTGATCCGAACAGGACCGAAGACAATGCGGGCGGAGCTGGTGAAGGACTTTCCATCGCCACGGAAGCTCATGACGGCAGCCGAGGCCAGCAAGATGATGCCCGGAAAGCCGGGGAAGAAGATGCCCCTGGGAACGGCGCACGGTCCATTGCTGAAGCGTTGAAACAACTTGACCCACACAACGACAGTCACTGGAACGCGGATGGCAAACCCAGAATGTCCGCCGTGGAAGCCTTCCTGGGCCGGACTGATGTGACCAGAGCCCAGGTGGAGGCTGTCGCCCCGGGTCTAACCCGGGAAAAGGTCCGTGGTCGGGTCTAACCACGCTGATTCCAACATTTTGAAAGGAGGCGGTCCATGTCTGCGAAGAAGAAGGGCAAGGGTAAGGGCAAGTAACGAATGGCCTTCACTCTCCAGAACGACAATGGATCAGTGGTGGGCGCGAATGCCTACGTCTCTGTTTCTTTTGTCCGAGCGTATATGGCCGACCGAGGCACTGACCTTACGGCGGTGAGTGACGCTGTGCTGGAGGCAGCTATCATCCAGGCTACTCAGTACCTTGACACCCGGTACACCTTCCTGGGCTATCGTCGCAACAGCGCCCAGGATACAGAGTGGCCGAGACGCGATGCCTATGACCGTGACGGGTATCTCATCAGCGGTATTCCGAAAGCAGTCAAACACGCAGTCGCGGAGTTGGCTAATCGTGCCCGCTCCGCTTCGCTCATGCCCGATCCAGAACGGGATGCGACTGGTCGCACCGTCTTAAGCAAGAGCGAAAGCGTTGGCCCCATCAGTGAAACCGTGTCCTATGCGGCAGGAGGAGCTTTCACGTTCCCGGAATACCCTGCAGTTGACCGGATACTAGCTGCTGCCGGTCTCATTCGTACTGGCCTGACCGGAGCGAGGGCGTGATGGGTGAGTACGACAATGCGCTAGCACTCGCGCTAAGACTCATCAAGAAGAAAGGACGCCCTGTCGTTCTCCGCCACTTCTCTGATGCACCGGTGCCAGATACACAGAAGCCCTGGAGGACGGGACAGGCTGGGTTCACAAGTGTGTCCGGGCATGCCGTTCTGCTGGACTTCGGGGACCTTGGAGATCACTACATTCCGGGCACCGAAGTTCAAGTGGGGGACAAGCTCGCCCTGATGCCCGCTTCTGGGCTTACGACCACGCCCAACCTTCGGGATACTCTGGTGTTTAGCGGGGAGGAGCCCTGGACTATCATCAACCGGCGGACGCTGGAGCCTGGGGGCGTTCCGGTTCTTCATAGCATGCAGGTGAGGCGATGACTACCCTTAGTCAAGCCCGCGATGAAATCATGAAGGCTTTCCGGGATGAATGGAACAGTCGCGCTGCGACGGTCAACGGCGGGACGTTGCCCAAAGTCATTTGGCAGAGGGTAGAACCTTCCAGCGCTCAGAAGCCCAAGAGCACGGAAGCCTGGGCGCGGATCACAGTGGATCACAATGAGGGCGGTCAGGCAACCTTCGGGGAACCGGGCAACCGCCTTTTTGATCGGGAGGGAGTAGTCACTGTCCAAGTATTCACTCCTCAAAGGTCCGATCAGGGGGGTACGCTTCTGGAGGCTCTGGGCGAGATTGCCCGCGATGCCTTTGAAGGTAGGTCCACACCTTCTGGTGTGTGGTTTCGTGACGTACGGCTACAAGAAGTTGGGCCGGATGAACCATGGTGGCAGCTTAACGTTACGGCCAAATTCAACTATGATGAGCTCAAGTAAGAGGGGTCAAACATGAGCAAGATTGACAGCAATTCGACAGGCCTCCGCTTCGCAGAGGAACAGAGTATCGGAGTGCTACCCTCCTCGCCAGTTTGGCTGCCACTTGAGCCGAACAGCTACGGCGAATTTGGGGCCGAGATCACCACAGTCGCGCGCAATCCCATCAACTCCTCGCGTCAGCGGCGAAAGGGGATGGTGACGGACCTTGATGCCACGGTGAGCTTTCAAAGTGACTTCGTTCAGGAAAGTCTTTATGAGCTCATGCAAGGTTTCTTTTTCGCGGATTGGCGCAAGAAGCCCACGGCAGTCCCGAGCGCGGTCAGCGGTACCCAGTACACTTTCCCGTCCACTTCTGGCTTCGTGGTCAATGGTCTCATCCACGCGAAGGGGTTCAACCTCACCGGCAACAACGGGTTGAAGGTTGTTACTGCCGCGACCCTTACCACGGTGTCGTGCGCTGGTCTTACGGCTGAAACCCCTCCATCTGGCGCGACCATTCGTCAGGTTGGCATCCAGGGAGCGTCTGGTGACATCAGCGCGGCGACTAACCCCAACCGTCTGACTTCCACCAACCTCAACTTCACTACACTTGGCATCATCCCGGGCGAGTGGATCTTCATTGGCGGGGACCTCGCGGCGCAACGCTTCAACAACTCCGCTTTGAACGGGTTTGCTCGCGTTCTTTCCGTGTCGGCCAACTCGCTGGTTCTGGACCGGACGCCCGGAACCTGGGCGGTTGAGACGGGAGCCGGCAAGACTATTCGCCTGTTCTTTGGGGATGTGATCCGCTCGGAAGATGACCCCGCGCTCATCAAGCGGCGCAGCTACCAGATGGAGCGGAGCCTGGACACGGCTGGTTTCCAGTATGTGAAAGGTTGCGTTCCGAATACGCTGGAGATCAAGGTTTCCACGGCGGACAAGGTGACGGTGGAAATGGGCTTCATCGGGATTGATGAGGAGTTCACTGCCGCAAACTCGCCCAAGAGCGGAACGCGGCCTGACCTTCCCGATGAGCCGGCATTCAACAGCTCCAGCGACTTCTCCCGACTGCGGATGCTTGATGACACGTCCGCTGCAACTCTGTTCACCTACCTCACTGAGTTGAATCTCACGATCAACAACAACGTGAAACCGTCCAAGTCCATTTCTGTACTCGGGGCGTTTGACGCTACCGCCGGAGACTTCGTGGGAGCAGGCTCGGTGACAGCCTACTTTGCCAGCACAGATGCGGTCACGGCTGTTCGTAACAACGCTGACGTGTCTCTGGACTTTGCTTTGGTCAAGAAGAACGCTGGCTGGTTGTTCGATGTCCCGTTGATTACTCTCGGGGATGGGCGGCTGACTGTGGAGAAGGATACCGAGATTAAGCTGCCGCTGACTATGGAGGGGGCTCAGCATCCGACCCTCCTTCATACCATTCTGGCGGCGTGCTTCCACTATCTCCCCACGTTGGCAGAGTAAGGAGACGATAAAATGGCAACAAAAACCAATGTTAACGCCAAAGGTCTGAAAGGACCGGAGGCACTTTTCAAGCCCAGCGAGAAGCTGGAGCAGGAAGGTGTCTGGCTGGACTACGGGGACTTTCGCATTAAGGTAACGCGAGCGGGAGCAACCAACCAGAGGTTCAAGCAGTTGTTTGAGGCGAAGATGAAGCCTTATCGGCGCGCTATGGCCAACGATACGCTGGACAACCGCGTGGCTGAAAAGGTGACCCGCGAGGTCTGGGCCGAAAGCATCGTGCTGGGGTGGGATAGTCCGCTGGGGGACAACCTCATCCCCTACAAGGGGGAAGCGTTCCCTTTCAGCGTTGCCAACTGCATTCAACTGTTCACCGATCTTCCTGATCTTTTCATTGACGTGCGTGAACAGTCAATGAAAATTGGGCTGTTTCTCGATGACGCTACGGAGGTGGACGCGGGAAACTG